TTAGGATCCGGGCAGATCCAGCGGGCTCCTCACCGCCATCCCCGGACGGTTGAGCACGTGCGTATAGATCATCGTCGTGCTCACGTCCGAATGGCCGAGCAGCTCCTGCACGGTGCGGATGTCGGAGCCGCTTTCGAGCAAATGGGTCGCGAAGCTGTGCCGCAGCGTGTGCGGCGTCACCGGCTGTTCGATCCCGGCCGCCTCCCGCGCCAACTTCACCGCCCGCTGGAGGTTCCCCTCATTCACATGGTGCCTGCGAATGGCCCCGCTCACGGGATCCTGCGAAATGCGGTCCGATGGAAATATCCAGAACCACCCCCATTCCTTCCCGGCATTCGGATACTTCCGCTCCAGGGCATCCGGCAACTGCACCCCGGCCAACCCCGATGCCCGGTCGCTGTCGAACAGCGCCCGTCCCCGCTCCAGTTGCGCCCGCAATTCCGGCACAGCCTGCACGGGAAGCGTCGTGATCCGGTCCTTGTCCCCCTTGCCGCCGCGCACCGTGATCGTGAGCCGTTCCAAGTCCAGGTCCTTGACCCGCAGTCGCAGGCATTCCATCAGCCGCAAGCCACCTCCGTAGAGCAGCTTCGTCATGAGCCGGTAATCCTCCGCAATCGCCTCGATCAGCCGCTTCACCTCGTCCCGCTTCAATACCACGGGCAGCCGCCTCCGGTCCTCCGCTCGCGTCACCCCGTCCACATGCTCGAACGGCCGCCCGAGCACCTGCCCGAACAAAAACAGCAAGGAGTTGAACGCCTGGTTCTGCGTCGCTGCCGACACCCGCCGCTCAACCGCAAGGAACTCCAGATACGCCTTCACATCATCCATGCCAAGGGCGTCCCCGGATTCCGCTCCCGCAAAAATCAGAAACCGACGCACCCAATCCAAATACGTCTGCTCCGTGCGATACGAATAATGCTTCTCCCTCAAACGAACCCGCATCCCATCCAAGATCCCGGCGGCCATCCCCGGCACCGGGCCATCATCCCTCCGACCCTTGAACCGTGCGTCCAGAAACCCCTTCGCCACCGGCGGACGCCCGATCGGCGAGCGTGTCTCCAGCACCGCCGGCACGGCCCATTTCCCGGCCCACGGCACCAGATACATCTTCGTGTAGAGAACCCCGATCGCCTCATCCGCCTGCGCCACCTTCCACCCCTCGGCTCCGCCCGCCTCCAACGACCTCAAAAACTCCTCGACTTCCACCGCCCCAACCTCATGATACCGCTTCGGCGCAATGAACTTCCCGAACCGTGTCACCCACATGCACAGAAATACAACCCGCTTCTCCTCCTTCCCCGCCTCCCGAAACATCCCCGCCAACCGCTCCGAAAATGGCGATTTCCCACCTCCCATCCCGGATTTTCCGCTTGAAATTGAGCTCATATCTACATAGGCTACGTCAAGCCTATTTCAAAATCAACCCAATCCAGCCCAATTTACGTTCGACATATAATCAGCCGCTGCCTTTAGGTCATCCACAGTGAACTCTGCCTCGACAGGATTGAATCCAAGTTCGCAGATTCCGACCGATTTTGTCGCGTGAGGTTGACCCCATGTTTTGCCCTCCTTCGCGAATGGAGCGAGCAGTTCTCGGAGCCATTCAATTTCCTCTTTTTGCGCGGCGTTTTCACGTTCAAGCCCCTTGACTGCCAGACTGTGACCTTCGAGTTCTTTTGCGATTTCGCCCCGGCTTTTCAGTAGGGCATTCCAGTCGTTTGCTGTGATGTTCATAAAAATGTCGAACAAGGCCATTGGACCTAATCCCCGGCCTTTCCAAGTTTGGTGTGATTCGCCCGTTCCCCGTTGGCCGGGGATAGGTCACTGGCGACGTTCGCTAAAACAGGCGCGGCCAGGGAGCGGATGGTTTCGATCGTCTCATCTCGGTAATTTTTCCCGAACAGGAGGACTTTCAGCCTGTCGAGCTTTTCCGCATCGGATGAACACGATTCCATTTGAGGCGGGCCATCCTTGCCACCGCGAAGGGCGGCGGATTGGTTTTTATCGGCCGGGAGTGGTCTCATAGCGGACGGGCGGTTTCCGGGGCAAATTCCGGCATTTCCGGCGATCCCATTCCGCATTCCCAATTTCGCATTTCGAATTTTCATATCACCGCAGAGTAGCGCTCGCGGTTGGTGAGTCGGGTGGAGGGGTCGCAGCGGAGATCCCAGAACTCCGGATCGGAGGAGGCGTGCAAGTGCTCGAACCAGGACTCCACGTCGATGACGGTGGTGTTCGGGGCAGGCCGGCGGGAGGCGACGAACCCGGCCTTGATCAATCGCATGAGCGTGTTGTAGTCGATCCCCATGCCGAGGTGCTCGGGCAGCGCCCCGGTGAGCCTGACCCATCGCTCGTGGATCCGGACGACCGGCCGGTATTCGCTCGGGCCGATCTTTTGCCAGGAGACCAGGGCGACCTTCGGGAGATCAATGTCGTCCGGGGCAGGGAAGACGGTTTTGCCCGGGGCGACTTCGATCTGGCGGCCGCCAGGGAACTCTTTGCACTTGGAAAAGAGGTTTGCGCGGGTGGGTTTGTCTGCGGTCATCATAGGAGCTGGAGCTGCGGGTTGGTGGATTGGAATTTCTGGCGGCGGAAATAGTCGAATGCCTCCGGGTCGGTGAAAGCGCGGTAGATTCCCTCGCGTTGCGAGCCATCGGCGGAGTGAACGACGCGATCGGGCTCCCAGACTTCGGCAAAACCGAGCTGGACGAGCTCGGTGACGCGGGGGCGGACGTTGAGGATGTCCCATTTCATCACCTGGGCCAGGCCGCGCGTCGTGCATGGGCCGTATTCGCGCAAGGCATCCAGGACGGCGCGACGGTTTCCGGCGATTTTATTCTGGATCCCGTCCCAGGTGGCGTTGCGGTAATCGATGGGGATCATAGTGCCTCTCTCCGCGCCTCTGCGCCTCTGCGTGAGAAAACTTTCCGGCCTCCGCCGTCCGCTCTGCGGTTGCGGACGGTGAACACGAGCCTCCAGACCTGTTGGGCGGAGGCTTCGGAGAGGCCGCAGCGGTATTGGCGGCGGCAGATGGCCTCTGGATAGGCGAGCGGGAGCCGGCGCTTGCTGCATTCGATCTGGAGCCGGTGCAGGGCGATGCGGTAGGGCTCGCTCTCGGCCTGGAGCAGGACGTTCATGGCGACCTCGGGACGACCTGCCAGGTCGAGGAAATGGGCGCGGAGAGGGAGGAAGTCGCGCTGGCCGGCCTCGGTGATGCGGCGGCCAACGGCTTTGATGCACTGCTCGTGCCGCCAGGTGTCGAAGGCTTCTCCACGGCCCCATTTCAGCCAGGCTTTCCGCGAAAGCATCGCGAGGCTCTGGCGCTGCTGCCGATCGAGCGGAGCCCAGGCCATGTCGGGAGCGTAGTTGCTGCCTTTTCTCACGCGGAGACGCGGAGGCGCAGAGAGATGTTTATTTTCCATGTATTTTTCCTCCGCGTCTCCGCGCCTCTGCGTGAAGAATCTGCTTGATCCGGATGTCGATGGCGCGGATCTGGGCCTCGTAGTCGCGCTTGCGGGCCAGGAGGCGGCCGATGCGTGCGAGCTGGACCTGGTGGGGGTTGACGATGCCTATGGCGAAGCCGGGGCGGTCGAAGGGGTATTTTTGCAAGAAATTTTTCATAAGAGTGATAGGGCTAATGGGACTGAGGGAGCGCGGCGGCGGCTTCCGCCTGGACGTGGGCCGGGAGAGAGCTGAAGGATTTCGGGATTGCTGCGTGCGGGTAGTTTTCGGAAAGCCAGCCGACCCAGCCCTTCGGGACGGCGGGCTCTGGCCCGACCTCTGACCTCTGGCCTCTGACCTCAGCCTCCTGTCTGCCATAGGCCTTCCGCGCCAAATTCAGCCGGTCCTCGAAGAGGTCGGCATCCTGGATGAGGCGGGAGAACTGGAGCGAGCTGGGCGAGTAGCCGGATCCGGGGCGTCCCATCTGGGCCTTGATCCAGCGGATCACGAGCGCCACGTCGGCGGCGGTATAGCCGCGCTTGACCAGCTCGTCCCAGGCACGCATGCGCTGGTAGCTGAGCGTGAGGCGCTGCTGCGTGAGGCTCTCGAAGTGGGCGTGCAATGCGGAGACCAGCTTTTTGAGCCGCTCGGCCTGCTCGATGAATGTCTCAGACATGGGATTCCTCCATTCTTTCTTTTGGCGGTTCAAATCCGGTGGAGGATGGAGCGTCCGACGAGGCGGTTGATCTTGTGCCGGCGGCGGATTTTCCAGGCCCGGTATTCGGCCCCGGCGATATAGCCGAGGATGATGACGCAGACCGCGCAGGCCGCGCCGGAGACGAATGCGGCGGCGATCATTTGCCCTCCCTCTCGCGCAGCCAGGCGACGATGCCCGGCAATGCGCGGCGCAGGGCCAGGATCTCGGCTCCGGTGATCGGCGCGTAGCTCATGCGACCTCCTGTTTGCTGGTTTCGAGGCTTTCGGACTTCGGCTCGAAGAAGAAAACCTCGTCCTGGTCGAAGATGATGCCGGCGAGTTTGAGCGCGGCGGGCGGGATGATGGCTTTGTCGGCGATGAGGCGGGCCTTGGCGACGGTCGGGTCGGCATATTGGACGTAGTCCTCGCCGTTGAAGAGGACCTCTCCGGTAGCCGCATCCTTGACCACGGTTGACAGGAGACGCGAGACGACCTCGTCCCATGTTCCGGTCCCTTTGGCTTTCTCGACCTTGGTGGGGCAGGTGCGGAAGCCGAACCGGGCCATGGTGAGGTCGATGGATTTCGCTTTGCCGAACTCTTCGGGATGCTGGAGCGACCAGACCTGGAGCCCGCCTTCGTGCTGCATGATCCGGCGGTTGATTTCGTCGAGCTCGTCTTTGTATTCGCGGTCGATGGCGGCCTTCGCCTCATCGATCTGGATTTTCAGGGCTTCGACGCGGAGCTTGTCCTCGACGAGCACGGCGGCGACGGCGCGGGCGCCTTCGCGGGAGCTGATGAGGACGGGCTGGAGTTTTTGTGCTTTTGGTTTTTTCATAATTTGGAATGTGGAATGTGGGATTATCGGGTGCGGGCGATGGCCTCGCGGGCCTGGGCGAAGGTTTCGGGGGTGACGGGCTCGCCGCGGGAGAGCTGGGTCGCGCGGCGGACCATGAGGGCGAGGGCGGAGAGCGTGCGGGTGTCGGGCGGGAGCTGGGCGAGGGCCTTCACGGCCGGGGCGGCGGCCTCGGCGTCCCAGCCGAGGCGGCGGCGCAGGAAGAGGGCCGCGTCGCTGTCTGGCAGCGTGCTCATCCACACGCGCTCGCCCATGCGGTTGCTGTTGAGCTGGCGGCACTCCTCGTAGGCGGTCTCGCGCTCTAACTTGCGCCACAGGCTCGGGATCGTGAGGAGGATGAACTCGCCGGGGGTCCGGTTAATGAGCGTCTTGAGGATGTTGAGCGTCTGCGGGCCGAGGTGATGGCCCTCGTCGAGGACGACCGTGCGGCGGCTCTCGCGCAGCCGGGCGATCACCCGGTCGAGCGCGGCGGCGGCCCCGGCGCGGTCGGCAGTGCCCCCGAGGGCGGAGAGAAGGCTGCCAAGGAACGCGCACACGCTGCCCTTGTGGGTCTCGTCGCACTCGAGCGCCACCACGCGGGAGCCGTATTGCGCGGCGAGCAGCTTGCCGATGCTGCTCTTTCCCTGCCCGCTGGGGGCCTGGATGATGACGAGGCGCCGGAGCGAGTCCGTGCTCATCGCGTCGCGCACCGCCAGGCGCGCGGCGTGCGGGAGGCTCAGGTCGTCGTAGATGGGATCATCGGCCCCGAGGATGCTTTCGGCCTGCTCGATGAGGCGGCAGACCGCCTGGTATTCCGCGAGCCAGTGCGGGGCGCTCCCGGCCGGGGCCTCGCCCGCCAGGATGCGCTTGTATTGCCGGTCGCTGCCGACCCCGCTGTAGCGGGCACGGAGCTGCCCGAAGCTCAGCCCCTGGGCCGCGCGGTAGGTGTCGATCTGGATCGCCGCGTCTCGCAGCGCCGCCACTTCCTCGCGGAAGAGGTCTTCGTTTTCTTCTTCTTTCATTGGTTTTCTTTCTTGGTTTTGGTTTTTCAGAAGGCGTGGTCTTTTTCCCAAGCCTCAAGGTCTGCCGCGCGGGGGTCGGCGGCCACGCGGGCCGCGAACGCGTTCCCCTCGTGCTCCGCGGTGGCCGGACGGCGGGGCGCGGAAACCTCCGCCCCCTCGCCGCCGGTTGCTTTCCCCCCACGAGAAATTTCTGTGAAGTTGCCGAGGCCGTCGCGGGCGGAGCTGGTTCGGGAGACGACGCCGCTTCCGGACAGCGTGCGGGTCTCGGTGCGCAGGGCTTTGGTTTTGCGGGCGCGGATGCCCCGCGCGGCCTCGGCGGCCTCGGGGCGGAAGTCCATCGCCCATCCCTGCATGTCGCGGACGAGAGAGGGCGCGTTGCTCACGCACTCGGCCTTCGCGGCGATGAGGTCCCCCTTGTTCGCGTTGGGGGAATTTTGCAGGGCGTGGACGCGGGCTCCATCGGACGGCGCGAACGGGTCGAAATAGACGCGCACTTTCTGGCCCTGGAATTTGTAAAGCTCGTCCGAGTCGAAGTAGTATTTGATGCTCTCGCCGAACGGGCTCATCACCGACCCGCCCACGATGCCTCCGCGCATCACCGTCCACTCCTTGATCTCTCCGCGGAAGAAATGAGAGAGGTCGTCCGCGAGGCGTGGCATGGTGGAGGCTTCCTCTTCCCAGATCTCTGCCGGGATGCACTGGCCGTAAAGCGCGCTGGTCGTGCGGGTGTGGTTGCGCAGGTGGATCGCCCGCTCCATGGCGTCCATGACAGCCGGGAGGAGTGGGAAAATGTTCCGGGGATCCTTGTGCCCGGCCTTGCAGGCCTCGACGAGCTTCGCGTTGTCTTCCATCTCGCCCCGGAACCGCCCGATCTGGCCGGGGAGGTCGCCGAGCACGGTCCAGAGCCCGTTGAAATAGTTCTCGATGAGCTTGTGGTTGGGCCGGTAGGCGCGGGTCACGGAGACGCCGGCGGCGGCGAGGAACTCGGTCACGCGATTGCTCTCCCACACGCCTTTTTCCAGGACGACCTCGGCGGGCTTGCCGGTGGCGGCCCATGTGCGGGCCATAGCCCGGCACACGTCCTCACCACGATAGCTCTGGCGGTCGCGCATCGTGAAGTCGAATCCGGGGCAGAATGCCGCCGCATCATCCACGCCGATGAGGAGCTGGAAGCGGCCGAGCTTCACGCCGAACTTGCGCGAGCAAATATCATCGGCGAGGTGCCAGGGCACGCAGACGACGAAATTCACCGAACCGTCGTCCCAGCTCTGCCGCTCGCCCGCCCGCAGGCGGCGGGTGCCGTCGCGGCTCATGCGCATGCACCCGCGGCGATTAGCCAGGCTGTTCTCGGTTTCCCGGGGCGAGCGGTGGTAGCGGATCACCAGTTCGTCAACGTGGAGCTGCTTGCGGATCGTCGGTGTGTAGGCGGCGCCGCTTTTCCGGCACTTGAGGATCGCCGCGCGCGTCTCCTCGCTGCACCCATCCCACTGCGAGATGGCGAGCGCCGCCGCGTTGATGCTCCCGGCGCCGTCCGCCCGGTTGAACGCGAGCAGTTTCTCGCGCCCGAATGCCTGCTCGGCGGGGGTGAGAATCGCGTCGGCCTTGCGCCCGCACTCGGCGTAGTTATCCTCCAACCCGTCCGGCCCCTGCTCCCGGAAGCGCTTCGACCAACGGTCGAAGTTCACGCGGGGAACCTTGCAGGATTTGCAGGCCACCGCCACGCTGAGCCGACGCCTCTCTTTCGCTTCTTCCACGGCGCGGATCGCTTCCAGTCTTTCCAGTGCGGCAGGGCTCATAGCTTGCCCTCCTTGAATGCTTCCGCTACCGCCCGCCAGCCACCGGCGGATAAAACCCAGTGGACGCGGAGCATTTTCTGGTATCCGACGCGGTTGAGTCTCCGCGTCTCGACCGTTTCCGGCCGGTTCAGGTTCCACCACTCGAACCCCTGCTTGATCGTCGAAATCCCGCGCTGCTTGTAGATGACGTAAATCGAGAAAAGCGCGTCGGCGGCAGCGCGGAACAGGCTCGCCTCCACCTCAGACATCGTCTCTTCAAAATCCGCTTCGGGATACCCGCCCCAATTCGGGAAAATGCTGCTGCTGTCGCGCCATGCCGTCATTTCCCGGCCCTCGCTTTCGGCTTGCGCCCGCAGTTCGCGTAGCGGGGCTTGAGTCCGCCAGGGCCTTCAAACCTGAACTGGAGCGCCCAGCGGTCGTGGTTCGACCTCGACACGCCGACGATCTGGCAGGCTCGGTTGACAGAATTTCCTTTGGCGACCTCGGCCTTCACTCGCCGCACGGCAGCGGCTTTTTCCCCGGCGGTGTGGCTTTTCATTTTCCGGCCCTCTCTTTCGCCAGGGATTTGAGGGAGCGGAGCATGGTGTCGGCGAGATCCTCCGGCCAGTTGGAGAGGATTTCCGAAAAACCGGCGGCGAGTCGCCCCTTGTCTTCCAGGTCCAGCTTCTCCCACCCGACGACCAGGTGTTTGGTGGTCTTTCCAAAGCATTCCAGCGCGTGGTTGTAGTGGTCGTTGCGTCCGCTCAGATCGATGCTGCCGTCGTCGTAGCCTTCCCGGCCTCTCGCGCACAAAACCCTGTTCAGCGGCAACTCCCCGGAGAGGATGCGCGGCTCCAGCTTCGCCTTCATCTGGGGCTTCTCCGCAAAAAACTCGTGTGCGGCTTTGGCGAATTTCACCAGGTCGATACTGACGCCGAGCTGCTCGGCGATTTCGTCGTTCGTGACCATTAGCGAATGATTCGCTCTTGGCACTTTTGAGTGTTGGTTGCCGGGATTTTTCAAGAGCGAATCACTCGCTTTTGATCGGCGATCGCCCCCGTGGCTGTAGGCATTCGCCGCAAAAAACGGCCACCACCAGTAGGCTTTTGCGCTCTTGGTGCCGAGGTGGGTGCGCCCCATTCCGTAAGCGCGGATGCGTCCGGAGACCTCGTCGCGGGGGTAAACCCGGCACTGGACCTGCTCGATATTCTGCTCCAGGGCGAGCTCTCGCGTGTGGCGGCCGTCGAAGAGGAGCCCGTCCTCGTCGATGGAAAGAAACATTTCCTCCCAGCCGTAGTTGTCGATGCGCGTGCGAAGCTCCTCCATCTCGGGCGTGTGCGGGCCGAACATCGGCAGGCAGGCCACGAGCGGGTGGAGTTCCAGGGTTGCGGGGTCGCGGAGGGTGATATTTTCTGTGGGTGGTTTCATGATCTTTTGGGAACACCAGCGCGGGAGCGCTTCGTATGTGGGTAAGTGGATTGTGTGGCCTGGGAGGCAACCTGTGCTTCGCGGAGGCTGATGGTGACGCGGACTTCGGGCAGGTCGGCGGCTTCCTCGGCGGGGATCACATACACCCCGCCGACCAGCAACTCGGGGTGGGCGGCATGGAGCGCGTGGATCGCCTCCGCGATTTTTTCCTCCGCCTCGTAGAGGCTCGCGGTGACGGTCGGCTTGCCATCCGCCGCCGGGCTGGCAGGCTCTTGGGATGGACGAGAAAACCCTCCAGACGCTCCTGAACATCCAGGATGACCAGAGGCGGACAATTCATAGGCTCTGCGGCAAGGTGGACACACTGAACGACGAGGTGCGTCAGATGCGGGCAGTCCTAGATGCGCTTCTGCTGTGCCGATCGCCCCGCTCGCTTCGAGAATGGCTTCTGCAACGCCTTCTGGAAGGCCCACAAAAAGGCCCGCGCGAAGATGGAAGTGAGCGGCCTCCAGTTGCGCCGCGCACGCCGCCACCTTCTGCTTGCGTGTGAGGGAGCTCATTCCCCGCGCCCTCCGTCGAGGTCGCCGCGCAGGTCTTCCACCCGCGCCGCGATCCGAAAAAGAAGCTCCCGGTAGGCCCGCATGTCCGTGAGCCTCAGCGGCTGGACCTGCTCGGGATGGTGGTGGATGAGCTCAAGGTTCGCGTCCGCGTTCTTCAAAAGCACGATGGGCGACGGCGCGGCGCTCATTTCCTGGCCTCCGAAAAAGCTGCATTGATCGCCGGCGAGAAAAGCGCATGAAGCCTGGCTTTGGCCGCGAGGAATTTTGCCTCAGCGGCCCGCTTCTCTCCCAGCGCAGTGAGCGCGTCGGCAGCGAACCGGCGGAAAAGCGGATCTTTCGACCGCATCAGCGCGCCAAGGCCCGCCTCGTCATTCGCCCCTTCTTTTTTCGAGCCGAGGAGCACGTCATACCAAACGGCGAGTGCGAAGTTCAGTTTCATTTCGCGGCCTCCTTCGCGGCGAGTTTGTTGTAGGCCCTGAGCGTCGGGGCTGATACTCTCTCTCCCCTCAGCACTCGTGCGATGTGTCCGGCTGTATATCCGAGGGCCTTTTCGGCCACTCTGAGAGCCACCGGGTAAACCTGTCTGGGATCGCGTTTCTTCTTGTTGGTTGGCTTGCTCGCGGCTAACATGACCTCATTAAAGTTTGGAATCCAAACTCCGTCAAACACAAAATATGGAAAAGTTTGAAATTCTTTTGGGGGCTCGCCTGAAAGAGGGGCGGGATGCGGCGGGATTGACTCTCGATGAGGCCGCAAATCGAATCGATTACAGCAAAGGATCGCTCAGCAATGTTGAAAACGGAAAAGATCGACCCGGACGGAGATTATTTGAAAAACTGCTTGCTCTCTATGGGCTCAACCGAAAATGGGTCGAGACCGGCGTTGGGCCGATGCACACAGAAAGCCATATCCAGTTATCGAACGAAGTTGGGAAAAATCTCGGGATAACCGGACTCGTGGACGCCAGAACATCAAGGGTGGATTTTTCTGCGTCCCATCTTGTGACTCTTGCCTCTCTCGCAAAAAACTTGAGAGTCCTGCAACGAAATGTTTCTGTCTCAGCGGAGCAGCTCAACTCGGATATTGATCAACTTGCAGGAACTGCCGAAAAATTATCGGAGATGATGGCAAAACAAAAATCCGCCGAAAAAAATAACCCACCCAAACCATGAAAAAGCTCTCTCTTCTCTTTTTGATCCTGCTCCCCATGATATCCGCGCAAGCAGGCCATCCAGTTGAAGCCGGAGATTTTTTCTTTCACGGGAAAACGTATCCCAAGAGCAAGGCTTACCTCGTGGAGCTCGACAAGGTGCTGATCGAGTCTCCCCAGGGATCGGTCCAGATCGCGTGGAAGGACGCCGGGCCGATGCTGCAATCGAAACTGAAATACGAGAGGGAGTATTTGTTGAAAGAGCAGGCTGCCGCCCCCAAGCAGCCGGACGAACTCTCCGCAGGGGCGCTGGGCGAAATGGTCGCGAGCGGCGCATTCAAGGCCGGAGGTAAAGTTCTCCAGGTCGTCCCGCAAGGGTTGTTGGTCGAATGCGATTATGACGGAAGCAACACGTGCCTCCCGCTCAACCTTTTCAGCGGACCCTCAAAAACCGTCCTGCCAGGAGATACAAAATTGTCTTCGCTCTCCGGCGTGATCTTGCTCACGGATCACCCGGCTCAGGCGACGATCGTTGATGGCAACTATGTTTACGCTGTGGTCTGGCCGGTCGGGCGTTTCCAATATACCGCAGTCGATGGAGCCATGAAGACGGTGAAAAAGTGCAGCGTGAAGAAGCCAGTGGCGCAGTAGAACCCACAAAACAACCCCATGTCCGTTTTCCAATCAATCCTCAGCGGCCTGGCATCCACGGCTCGGGCGGAGCCTCGCCCTCCCTTTCCGGTTTCCGCTTTCCGCCTTCATCCTTTTCTTCCACCATCCCCAGAGCGCCCAGCGGGCGTGGCAGGCAGCGGTGATCGCCCGCAGATTGGCCGGGCATGTTTGCTCCAGCCTTTTCCGCCCAGCCTTTTTTTGCCGATGCGTTGCCTCCGTTGACGAAGGCCGAGTGGGGGGATGCTCTCATCGTCGGGCTTGTCCTCCTGGCCGTGGCCGCGGTGGTGGCGATCTTCATCAAGAACATCCGGCGGGATCCGCCCATCGAGCGGGAGATGGAACAGAAGATCTCGGCGGCGGTGATCATGCTGGAGCGCCGGATCGACGAGAAGCTCAACGACCTGAAGAAGCAGGTCGAGCGACAGGCGGACTCGGCAGCGCACCTCCAGGCTTCTTTGGAAAAAGGGTTCCACGACATCGAACGCTCGATCGGGCGGATCGAGGGCCAGTGCCTTAACTGCGCCCGGGAGAAGGCGCTAAGGGAGGGCCGATGACCGCCGAGGAACAGGAACGCCGCGAAGAATGCCGCGCGCTCGCCCGCGAACACCTCGCCGCCCGCCAGGTGCTCGCCTGCCACCCGCAGGACATCCGCCGCAGGCTCAACAAGTGCCGCGAACACGATTTCACCCTGGACGAGGTCGAGGCGGCGTGCGCCTTCCTGGTCGGGTTGGGCCACGCCGAGGTCGTGAGGGCCGAGCTGGGCGCCACCTTATACTATAAGGCCACGAGCGCCGGCGTGCTCGCGGCGGAAAGGAGTTTATGAAAAAACCCACCAAAGCAGAAGAAAAAGCGCGGAGAATCGAGGAATTTAAGGCCGCCGGTCAATTCGTCGAAGCCATGCGGGCCGCAAGAAAAGCGCAGGCCATCAACATCATCTTCGACGGGCCTCCCGGACAAGAATCGGGCCGGTTTGTCGAAGTGGAGACCGACGACGGGCACAGCGTCAACATCGGCAAATGGAAAAAGAGCAAAGACGGCCTCTGGTCGCTGCGCATCGAAGCGGGATTTTTGATCTCTGAAAACTGAACCACTGAAAACTGAGCACTCCTCAATCTATGACAAGCCTACTCCTCAAACTCCTGTTCTCGCTCGGCGGCCCGGCAAAGGCCATCCTGGCTTTCCTGCTGCCGATCCTGGAAGACAACTCGGCAAAATTGCTGGCGGAACTGCTACCGATCGCCCTCGATGTCGTGACATCGCTGGCCGATTCGCCGAAAACCGGCGAACAAAAACGCGCGGCGGCCGTGGACGCGATCAAAGCCCAGGCGATCCAGACCGGGATCGCGGCGACGACAACCGCCGTGAATGCGGCCGTCGAGCTGGCGGTGCTCCGGCTCAACCCGCCCACAAAATGAACGAGGATTCCAAGCCATTCTGGCAGAGCCGGACGATCATCGGCTCGGTGGTCACGATCCTTTCGCTCGTAGCGGGATTCAAAAACGTCAAGATCGACGTGGCGAACCTCACGGATATCCTCGTGGATGCTGCCGGGATCGTCGGCGCGATTTTCGCGATCTGGGGAAGGTTCAAGGCCACGAAGCCGATCACTTTTCTCGGTGCCACCGTGCCGGGCGGACAGTTCAACTCGAAAGCGGAAGTCAAAAAAGCGGAGCCAGTCAAAGCGGGCGGGACGCCCACGCTCCCGGGAAATTCCGCCCGGGCGGACGTGGATACGCTCCTCATCATCGCGATTATCTTTTTACTGGTTGGCGTCGCGTTCTTCCAGCTCCCTGCCAGCACTCCGATGGCTCAGCGCGAGGTGCCGGAAGTGATCGCGCACAGACAGGCGGCAGACTGGATGCAGGTCGTCCGCGTCGAGGACTCGCGCCCGTTTTTCACGCGCCTACTCGCAAGCCTGAAATGCACGCCGACGCTCGCGATCGTCCGGGGCGCGGCAGGCGGCGCCTACGGCGTGACACTCACCGAAATCGAAATCACCGGCGACGCGGACTTCTGAAGCCCCTCATGCGGAATGAAGATCATACGCGCGGAAAAAGAGAGCGCCGGGCACGCCCGGTGATCTTCCGCGCCCGGCGTGTCGCCGTGTCGCGCGAGGGGTCCGACTCGATCCACCTCCACCTCTTCCTCGATGGGAAAAAGCGGATGACTTTCGCGATCCCCCGCGGGCTCGCGCTCGAGATCTCCGGCAACCTGGAGGCGGCGACATTTTGAAAACCCTTTTCACTGTCGGCCCAAAACAGGTGGGCATCGAGGATGATGGATCGGTCTCGTTCATCGGCGGGATGACGATCGACGCGGATGGATCGCCGAGGGCCTATGGCCCAAGGACGGCGGCCGCACTCGATGACCTGGCGAACGCCGGACACGATGGAAACTGGTGGGGTATCGCCACCGACACCGGCCTCCCAGACGGCCGCCCGCTGGTCCAAGGCCCGCACGATCCGTTCCCTGGCTACTATATATCTACCACCGCTTATATGGTGCCGGGATTCGAACGGACGGACCCTCGGGCCTATCTCGACAGCGAGAAGGTGCCATTTATCGTCGTTCCGGGACGGCTGGTGCGGGCGGTGCAAGGAGTCGTGCTGGGATGCAAGGCACGCATCACGGATTTGCGTTCTGCAAAAATCGCCTGGGCCGTGGTCGGAGACATTGGACCGGACAATCACCTCGGTGAGGCGAGCATGGCGGCGGCCTCCGCTTTGGGGATCCCGAACGACCCGATCAAAGGCGGATCCTCCGGGCCATTCCTTTACGAGCTATGGCCAGGAGTCCCCGCTCCAGGATTTCTCCTCCAACGATCATGACCTGCCAAAAACACCGCTACGGATCAAAGAAAGATGCCCGCACAGCTATGAATGCCAGGCTGCGCGGACGCCGACGCATGCGCCACGGTCGTCCGGATCGCCTCCGCATCTACGAATGCCCGGCGTGCGGTGGCTGGCACATGACACACAAACCCGAATGAGCGAAGAACCCACACGACGCGGAAAAATCGCAAGGCTTCCGGTTCCGCTCCGGGAAGAGCTGAACCTCCGCCTTCTCAACAACGTGAGCGGCCCGCGCATCCTGGCCTGGCTCAATTCGCTGCCGGCTGTCGTGGAGATCCTGGAGCAGGAGGGAGAGGAGCAGATCACCCCGCAAAACCTCAGCGTCTGGAGGGATGGCGGATATGCGGACTGGCTGCGGCGGCGCGAGCGCGTGGAAAATCTCAAATCGCTTTCCTCCTATGCCTACCAGCTCGCCCAGGCGGGAGGATCATTGAGCGATGGAGCGGCGGCGATCGCTGGCGGGAAGATCCTCGAAATGCTGGAGAATCTCGACGAGGAAAATATCGGGAAGCTGACCGCATCGCTCGCGGCGCTGCGTTCATCGGAGGCTTCGGCCTTGAACGCGAAGACCAACAGCGCCCGGCTCGCCCAGAAGGACCGGCAGCTCGACCTGGACGAAAAGAAATTCCAGCGGGGGACCGCGGCGCTCTTTATCAAGTGGGCGCGGCAGCCGGAGGCGCAGGCGATCCTGGGATCCGGAGACACGCAAACGGTCCAGATGGACAAACTGGTCCAGCTCTTCTTTGGCACGGCCCCGGAGATGCAGGCGCGGGAGGGCGAATGATTTTCTTCAGTCCGGCGGGCGGCGATCTGGTCACAACGGGCTCTGCCGCCTTCTTCTCGGTGAACCCGTCCCGCCGGACTGTTTTTTTATGAACGAGCAACCTCTCATCGTTCTCCGCGAATATGCAAAGGAGCCGTTCTGGGACGACTCGCTGGGGATCATGTTCTGGATCTGGCGGCGCCAGGCCGGCAAGAGCTTTACGGCGGCGGCAAAGGCACTCCGCCGGATGATGATGATCCGCGGGCTGCTCTCGGTCTTCTGCTCGGCATCGGTGAACCTCGGCGTGGAGTTCGTGCGCAAGGAGGCGATGATCTGGGCGCTCATGCTCGACAAATACCGCAGGCTGGTGAAGGATCAGGGACTGCGGCTCACGAGCTCGGCGGACGACGAGCGAGGGAACCTGCTCGACCTGGACGCAATCGCGGATCTTTTCGAGCATCAAAAGCTGGAGACGAAGATCTGGCACGACCGGACGACCTACAGCCGATCGATCGTTGTGGCCCCGAATCCGGACACGGCCGTTGGATGGACGGGTGACATCTGGCTCGATGAGTTCGGAAGGATGCCGGAGTTCAAGGATGTGCTGGAGGCCGTGCTGCCGTTCATGTCGAGCAACCCGCAATTCCGGCTGCTCGGGATCACGACGCCTCCGCCGGATGACAAACATTATTCCTGGGAGCTTACGATCCCGCCGGAGCAGGAGTTCAAAACAAACCCGAAGGGGAACTGGTATCGCAGCGCGGCAGGCTACATGTGCCATCGCGTGGATGCCTGGGACGCGCATGCAGCCGGCGTGCCGATGTTCGATGACCAGACCCGGCAAGCGATCTCTCCGGAGGAGCACCGGGCGCGGGCTTTCGATAAGCAGGCGTGGGATCGGAATTTCGGGCTGCGCTTCATCACGGGCGGCCAGGCGGCGGTGAGCCTGCCAGCGCTCCAGCTCGCCATGGCCGGCGGATCGACAGGATGCCTGGGCGTGGACATCACGGAGGAGATCGAGGCATGAATGGAAAGCGGCGATCAGTCAGCCTGGCGGATGTGCTGCCGCGCGATCTCCCGTCGATGCTCGTCGAGCACAGCCGGATCGGGCTGGGCTATGACATCGCGACGACCACGAAAGAGAAAAGCAACCCTTCCTCGCTCTCGGTCGTCGAGCAGGTCGGAATGAATTTCTATGCCCGGCTCATCATGCGGTGGAAGACGGCGGACCCGGATATCGCGAAAGCGATCATCGTCGGAGTGCTCATGCTCCTTTCCCCTCGGCGGCCCGTGAGGATCTGCATCGATGCCTCGAATGAAAAATACTACGCCGCTGGCCTCAAGAAATCTTTGCAGGGCCTGGTGCTTGCCGATCTCGTGACATCGTCGGAGACGACGGTCTATCTCGGAGAAAAAATGTCGTTCAAAGTTTACCTGGGAAACCTTCTCGTGAACGCGCTGGAGGATGGCCTGCTTTCCATCCCGAATCTTACCTGGGTGAAAAACGATTTTCGCCTGGTGAAGCGGGCGGGAGGATCCTTCGAGACCGAGGTGGATGAGAGCGGAAACCACGGCGACACTTTTGATTCGGTGAAACTCGGGCTCCACGCCCTATCAGCCGGCAGGGGGATGGCCGAGGCCGAGGCCGCCCGCGTCGGAGGATCCATCGGCCAGGGAACCGGAAGGATCTTGAAGAACCCTTTTGCCAGACTGTTTGAACCAGGAAGAAAAGCACTATGTTAAACGCAAAAATCAAATCTAGGCTCCGCGCATTTTTCGCGAAGATGATCCCGACCGGACGGGTGACCGTCATGAACCCATGGGCCGAGCAGGCAAGCATGACCGAGCGCCTCGACGTGGAGCGGGTGCATGAGATCATCGAGGCGGCAAAGTCGGGAGATCCGCGTGATCTCTTCTCGCTCTACCGTGACATCATCACATCGGACAGCCACCTGCAAAGCGAGTTTGCCAAGCGGAAGCTGGCCGTTCTTGGAGATACTCTCGCTGTCATTCCAAAGGAAAAAAAGAATCCTGATGACGTGTTGGCGGCAAAAGTGATCACCGACATGATCGACTCGCTGAAGGTTCCGGATCCCGGGAACGTGGCGAGCTGCTCATGGCTCAGGGCCTGCTGGCAGAGGAGCAGGCCGAGCGCCTTCGCTCCCGATGCGTGCGATCCACCCGCCGTGTCAGCCAGCGATACCTGACGAGGGACGTTCGGCAACAAAATATGACTCGCATGCGAAGATCTTTGCCATGCCTCAACGCCCTGCTGTAACATCACTGACAATCCATGGATAGCAACCCTCCGCCATTTGCCATCGTCTATTTCATCGTGTGGATCACAATCGCCATTGGGTTCTTCATTTTATATCGTGTCCGCCGCGATGCCGCGTTTCGTATTCGA